ACATGAAATGTTTAAAATCATATGACCTAACACGCGGTTGGCAAGCTCACTACTATAACACTGGTGAGGTAATCGTTAACAACACAGACACAGGCACAGTACTACGTATGCCTCGTGACTCAGTGAATACACTTATTAAAATCATGGATGAAATCAAAAAGGAAAAGGAGACATCCTCATGAAACCACAACATAAAACAATCCTAAAGCACCTACGCAATGCAAAGCATCTTACGCTTAAGCAAGCTATGATGGACTATGATATACAGTCTTTCACTAAACGTATCAGTGAGCTACGCAAGTTAGGTTACAACATTCAGAGTGTTAAAGCTTGGCATCCTACAAAGAACCAAACTTATACACGCTACGTATTAATTGAGGAGACAGTGTAATATGGAAACATATGACATCATGGATGCTGTAGCTTCCATCACGCTTATCTTAGGCAGGAAGCATCACACTTCATCTTATGATCTACACTATTTTCGCTGGGACATCACAGATCGCGGGTTAGTAGAGTTACTTCTTGATACAGAGAAAGAACAGTTACGCTTTCTTATACCAGAAGGAGAGTACTGGACTGACTTCTTAGATTACCCAACAGATGTACAACGTATGGCCTTAAATGGTTTAGCATCAGGTTATCACTTAGAAGTAGGTGAATACGTAAAAGAGGAAACAAACAATGCAGCCTAAACATTTACCTATGTATCAACGACTCAAGCATGAGCCTAGTGTAGTACAAGTAACAGGTGCCTATCGTTTGTGGGGGCAAGACTTCCACAGCGTAGCAGCGGCAGCACGTGAGCTTAACATCTCGTACTCGTGGGCGCGTGAGCAAATCATAAACAAACGTAACGTGGATGCACCACCTACTTTAGAGAAACACAAGAATGCAGCATGGAAAGAGACATACTATGACTTATCGCGTTAACTTCTACGACATGGCAGGTAAGCTTGTCTGTTGGTACAGTACACCTTGTAAACGCAGCGCTGAATCTATGATGAACACTAAGTTCTCACGCTGTGTATTGGAGATGATAGAACATGCATAAAGATAATCGTGTAGTCCCAGCGCAAAAGCATTATGATTGGCTGATGAAGCTTGCTGATGATGCGTATTGGCAAGGCGATCAAGCTAAGGGTAAGCAGCTAGAACGTGAGGCTGCACCCGTCAAGGAAGCAATAGACAGAGGTGAGGTATGGTATCCAATGTTCTGATGTTTGCATTGCCTATAGCAGTAGGCTTCGCTTACTTCTTCGGGTTTATCTACTTATGCTATAGGCACATGAAGGACAACTGATGCGTAATTACATCAAGAGAGTAGCGGTTGCACTCAGTGTATTGACAAACGTTATCCTGGGTGGCAATCTAAATCAGACATTCTCAGCGAGGAACTGGGAGTGGAAAAGGAACGGTAAGCCTAATATCGTATGGCTTATAGATGGAGTATTCGGTACAGATCATTGCAACTACTGCTGGTCTTACTGGAAAACAAGGAGACAATGGTAATGAATATCCCCAAGGGCAATGCCAAGCTTGCAGAAATCGTAGAGTTTTTCCTTTCGTCCTCTGCGTTCCGTAGGTTAAAGCTAGGTACACAGCGCGACTATGAGATCCACCTTATGGCGGTTATCAATACGAGCGTTGAAGGCAAAGACCTTGGGGCTTATCGCTGTGACAAACTCAAGGTGCGTCATGTAACGCAAGCATATGAACACTGGCTGGACACAGGTGTTCGTACTGCTAACTATCGTAAGTCCGTGCTCTCAGCAGCATGGAAACACGCTATGCGTCATGACGTTATGATTCACAACCCAGTAGCACTCATACAGACAGTGGCTCAAGCTCCTCGCCGCACTGTGTGGGATCGTGAACAGGTGCATCAATTCCTTGAGGCAGGTTACAGCGACTTCCGTTGGCGCAGCATTAGCTTGATAGTCCACATGGCATACGATTGGGGGCAGCGTGTAGGTGATATGCGGGTTCTCACCTGGGATCACGTTGACCTAGATCTGTGTCGTCTTGACTTGACACAATCCAAGCGTAACGCTGAGATACATCTCCCTATATCTCAAGGGTTGTGTGCTATGCTGCGTCAGCAGAAGGAAGACTTTGGGTTTCAACAATACGTAGCGCCAAGAGTTAGGCCACGTGCTGGAGCTTATACGCCTTATGATAAACAAGAAGTATCTATACTTATCAATGAGATACTAGACGAAGCTAATCTACCACGTGAACTAAATGCTATGGACTTACGGCGTACTGCTGTGACAGAGATGATGGAGGGTGGCGTAGACTTGGCTAACATAATGCAGGTTACTGGACACAAGAACATTGCGTCAGTTAAACCTTACATGGTAAACACATTAAGCGGTGCGACTAAAGCACTAGCAGCGAGAGGTAATGATGAAGATGAATGAAGGAAAATGGGAATACGTAGGCCGTAAAAGTAATGGCGAACCTAAGTTTAGAAAGTTTACCCATCAGAGTGTAGAACACGTAAAGGAATACTTAGATGAAAAAGGTATCGCCTATATGTACGTTGACCATCCTAAAATGTTTTTCATCTACAAAGAAAAAGAACCTAAAGATAGGTATGCTCCACGATATTCCTATTATTACACCACGGGTATGTGGGGTAGTGATAAAAGACGTAAGCATTATCACTCTAAAGGCATAGAACATTTTATAGATACGTACTACACGACATTAGAGGAAAGTAAGAAATATTGGGAGACTAAAAACAATGAAGAAGAGTAACTGGAAACTACACAGGGAATACGCTGAGTCTGTATCAGCCCTTGGCCCCTACCGTGGCGACTGCCCGTTCTGTAAAGGTAAGAATACTTTCACTGCCTCTTGCGAATTAGGAGTCCTGCAGTATAACTGTTACAAGCTAGGCTGTGACGTTGGTGGTAGGTTTGACACAGACATGACTGCCGCTGAGATACGGCGACACATGCGCCCAGCGCAAGAGGAACAACCAAAAGAGATAGAGACTATGGAGCTACCTGCCCAGTTAGTTATACCTACACCACAACATATCAAGCACAACCGATTCTTACGGCGCTGGGGTATCGTTGGTGGTACATACTATGACGTACAACAAGAGCGTGTTGTCTTTCCTATATACCACAAGGGTAGGATGATTGATGCAGTAGGACGTGCAGTAGGTACACGCAAGCAACCTAAGTGGTATCGCTACACAGGTGCAGCACACTACTACACTATAGGTGATGGCGACACCATGCTAATTGTAGAGGATGTTATCTCTGCTATCGTAGCATACCAAGAGCTATCCAATGTAACCTGTATGGCTATCTTAGGTACCACTATGAATCACAGACACTTTGAAAAGATAGGTGAGTATAACCAATCGGTCATAGCCCTTGATCCTGATGCAGTAGGTAAGACTATTGAGTATCGTAGAGAGATAGAACTATGGACAGGTAAGCAAGCTAAAGCCCTGAGCTTATCTGATGATATTAAATACCGTATGCCAGAGGATATGGAAAACTTACAGGAGCTTTGCGGCAGATGATTAAGGTAACATATATTGATCACATGGGTAGCGACTTAACAGTTGTTAACTCAGCACGTGTATCATTCGGTAAGAAGAGCCAACTTGTAGAAGGTGGGATAAAACAGGACGAGCAAGGTGATTACCTTGAGATGGTTCTGTCTGATCGTGACACCAAGCTGATCCGTTACCTAGCCAAACACAAACACATTAGCCCATTCGGTCATGCCTTTGCATCGTTCCACGTTAAAGCACCAGTCTTTGTGGCACGTCAGCTAGTGAAGCATAAGTTCCTACGTTGGAATGAGATTAGCCGTAGGTATGTGGATGAAGAGCCAGAGTTCTATCAGCCTGATGTATGGCGTGGGCGTAGTTCTGACAAGAAGCAAGGCAGTGAAGGTGTTGTCAATAGCAGTGACTTAACCCACCACTTAGAACTATTAGATGATGCATACAGTGAAATAGTAAGTATATACACATCTATAACTGACCCGAAGTACGGAATCAAAGTAGCACCTGAGCAAGCACGTATGATCTTACCACAGTCTATGATGACTGAGTGGTACTGGTCAGGTAGCTTGGATGCGTTTGCTGACATGTGCAACCTACGCCTGAAAGATGACACACAGCATGAGACTACACTAGTCGCTGAACAGATAGATCAGCACATGTTAGAACTGTTTCCTATATCTTGGGAAGCTTTAGTATATGAGGATGAATAATGAGTAAGCTACCAGAAGGACGCAAGCCACTACCAAACGAGTGGTTCATAGACAGAGCAAACATGATGGAGAATGGAAACATGAAGCAGTATGCAGTAATGATAGACGTAGATGGTGACTGGATGTATGTACCAGCTAACGCAAACATGTTCTACAATCACCCAGCGCCTAAGTTATTCCATAACAAAAGAGATGCAGAAGAGGAAGCTGCACGTTGGAACACGGGTGTAGTGGTAGACTACAAGACAAAAGCTATACTACCATTCACACAAGAAGAACGTAAACGTGCAATGGAACGAGCTAAGGCAAACAGTAATGATTAACTTTTTCTACGGTGTTGCATTTATGTATTTACTTGCTATACCTCTACTAGCCTACGTTGTGGATTCTGTGGACGAGGAAGACCACACCGCAAATTGGCGTTTTGCTTTTATGTGGCCTGTGGTTGCATTAGAAGTAATTGTACGAATTTTAATAGGAGACAAGTCAGATGGAACTGGCACTGATTAAGACACTACTGAACCGTGAGTTCTACAACAGACACAAGGGCATCAAGTGTCCTGACAAAATATTCAGCAAAGATGTGCGTAAGATAAAGCAAGCCTTAGATGGTGCGATGGAAGCTTATGATGGCGACATGACAGTTGCTGATCTTGAAGCTGTGTTCAATCGCATGAACGCAAGCATGACTACCGCTACCCGTGGTGCTTATGAAGATCTCTTTAAGCGTATCAGTATAACTGAACCCATCAAAGAAGAGATAGCA